TTATAAATTAACTTATCATTTCTTTACTAAACTTATAAAAACTGTGCGTCTACTTAACCAATTTATCTAACCTATTACATATTCATTAAATACAAAATTTATGTATCTATTGACTTTTATCAAAATTTATGATTCGAACTTAAAATAAATTTAATTTACTTATTTAAATATTCTATGATATAATAAGTTATAAAATATTTTGGAGGTGTCTAAATGACAGAATTTGATGAAATCGTAAAACCAGACGACAAAGAAGCAACTGAAGAAGCAACTGAAGAATCAACTGAAGAATCTACAGAAGATAAAACAGTAGAAACAATCGAAGAAGAAAATGAAAACAAATTAGAACCTACAACAACAGATGAAGATAGTTCGAAATTTGACCCTGTTGTATTAGAGCAACGTATCGCTTCATTAGAACAACGATTTACTAATTTTGAAACATCACAAATGCAACAACCACAACCACAACCACAACCACAACCAGATGTTACTGAAGCAGATGACAACGACAAAGACTATTCAGATGAAGAATTAGTTGATATGTTAGATTTAGATTAGGAGGAATTTAAACATGTATGAGGGTAACAATATGCGTTCTATGATGGGTACATCATATGAAGATTCAAGATTAAATAAACGAACAGAATTAAATGAAAATATGTCAATTGATACAAACAAAAGTGAAGATAGTTATGGTGTACAAATTCATTCACTTTCAAAACAGTCATTTACTGGCGATGTAGAGGAGGAATAATAAAGCATGGCAGATAAGATTACAAAAAACGAAACAGCACTATTAGTTGCACAGTCAGCTAAATCAGCTTTACAAGACTTTAATCATACTTATTCAAAATCATGGACGTTTGGCGATAAGTGGGATAATTCGAATACAATGTTTTTAACATTTGTAAATAAATTTTTATTCCCTAAGATTAATGAAACGTTATTAATTGATATTGCATTAGGTAATCGTTTTAATTGGTTAGCTAAAGAGCAGGATTTTATTGGACAATATAGTGAAGAATATGTGATTATGGACACAGTACCAATTAACATGGACTTATCTAAAAATGAGGAATTAATGTTAAAACGTAATTATCCACGTATGGCTACTAAGTTATATGGTAGTGGTATTGTGAAGAAACAAAAATTCACATTAAACAACAATGATACACGTTTCAATTTCCAAACATTAGCAGACGCAACTAATTATGCATTAGGTGTCTATAAAAAGAAAATTTCTGATATTAACGTATTAGAAGAAAAAGAAATGCGTGCAATGTTAGTTGATTACTCATTGAATCAGTTATCTGAATCAAATGTTCGTAAAGCAACATCAAAAGAAGATTTAGCAAGTAAAGTTTTTGAAGCTATTCTAAACTTACAAAACAACAGCGCTAAATATAATGAAGTTCATCGTGCTTCAGGTGGTGCTATTGGGCAATATACAACAGTTTCAAAATTAAAAGATATTGTTATTTTAACGACTGATAACTTAAAATCTTATCTTTTAGATACAAAGATTGCGAATACATTCCAAATTGCAGGCATTGATTTCACAGACCACGTTATTAGTTTTGATGACTTAGGCGGTGTTTTTAAAGTCACTAAAGACATTGTCGTATCAAGTGATGAATCAGTTAATTTCTTACGTGCTTACGGTGATTATCAAACTCATAAAGGTGATACAATTCCAGTTGGTTCAGTATTCACTTACGATGTATCAAAACTATCTGAATTTAAAGATAGTGTTGAAGAAATTAAACCAAAATCAGATTTATACGCGTTTATTTTGGATATTAATTCAATTAAATATAAACGTTACACAAAAGGCATGTTAAAACAACCATTCTATAATGGTGAATTTGATGAAGTTACACACTGGATTCATTACTATTCATTTAAAGCCATTAGCCCATTCTTTAATAAAATTTTAATTACTGACCAAGATGTTACACCGAGAACAGAATAATAGAGGTGCTATAAATGACTAAACATAATAAAGGCTTACAGGTTGAATTATCTAAAGAAATCAATAAACGTGTTGTAGAACATCGCAACAGATTTAAACGTCTTATGTTTAATCGTTATTTGGAATTTTTACCACTATTAATTAACTATACCAATCGTGATACGGTTGGTATAGATTTTATTCAATTAGAATCTGCATTAAGGCAAAACATTAATGTTGTTGTTGGTAAAGCAAGAAATGAACAAATCATGATTTTGGGCTATGTTAACAACACTTATTTTAATCAACCCCCAAACTTTTCATCAAATTTCAATTTTCAATTTCAAAAACGATTAACAAAAGATGATATTTATTTCATTGTCCCAGACTATTTAATACCAGATGAATGCTTACAGATTCATAAAATATATGATAACTGTATGAGTGGTAACTTTGTTGTCATGCAAAATAAACCAATTCAATATAATAGTGATATAGAAATTATAGAACATTATACTGATGAATTATCTGAGGTTGTTTTATCTAGATTCTCATTAATTATGCAAGCAAAATTTAGCAAAATATTTAAATCAGACATTAATGATGAGTCAGTTAATCAACTTGTATCGGAAATATACAACGGTGCACCATTTGTTAAAATGTCACCTATGTTTAACGCCGATGATGATATCATAGATTTAACCAGTAATAGTGTGATTCCAGCACTAACTGAGATGAAAAGAGAATACCAAAATAAAATTAGTGAATTAAGTAACTATTTAGGTATTAATTCACTAGCAGTGGATAAGGAAAGCGGTGTTTCGGACGAAGAGGCAAAAAGCAACCGAGGTTTTACCACATCAAATAGTAATATTTATTTAAAAGGTCGTGAACCGATTACATTCTTATCAAAACGTTATGGTTTAGATATTAAACCGTATTACGACGATGAAGTTACTTCAGAAATCACAATGATAGATACATTGTCTAATGATGAAAGTAGTGAATACAATGGCTAGATATACAATGACTTTATTTGATTTTATTAAATCAGAATTAATTAAAAAAGGTTTTAATGAATTTGTAAATAATGATAAATTAACGTTTTATGATGATGAATTTCAATTCATGCAAAAAATGTTGAAGTTTGACAAAGACGTTTTATCCATTGTTAATGAAAAAGTGTTTAAAGGTTTTAAACTTAAAGATGACTTATCTGACTTACTTTTCAAAAAATCATTTACAATTCACTTTTTAGATAGAGAAATCAACAGACAAACAGTTGAAGCTTTTGGCATGCAAGTGATTACTGTATGTATCACACATGAGGATTATTTGAATGTGGTTTATTCATCAAGCGAAGTTGAAAAATATCTACAATCACAAGGTTTTACAGAACATAATGAAGATACAACAAACAATACAGATGAAACCTCAAATCAAAATGCTACATCTTTAGACAATTCAACTGGTATGACAGCGAACAGAAATGCTTATGCGTCATTACCACAAAGCGAGGTTAACATTGATGTAGATAAAACAACGTTACAATTTGCAGACAATAACACGATTGATAACGGTAAAACTGTGAATAAATCAAGTAACGAAAGTAATCAAAACGCAAAACGTAATCAAAATCAAAAAGGTAATGCTAAAGGCACACAATTTTCAAAACAGTATTTAATTGATAATATTGATAAAGTATACGATTTAAGAAAGAAAATTTTAAATGAATTTGATAAAAAATGTTTTTTACAAATTTGGTAGAGGTGGTTAAATAATGGCATATAATGAAAACGATTTTAAATATTTTGATGACATTCGTCCATTCTTAGACGAAATATATAAAACGAGAGAACGTTATACACCGTTTTACGATGATAGAGCAGATTATAATACCAATTCAAAATCATATTATGATTATATTTCAAGATTATCAAAGCTCATTGAAGTATTAGCACATCGTATTTGGGACTATGACGATGAGTTAAAAAAACGTTTCAGAAACTGGGATGAATTAATGAAAGCATTCCCAGAACAGGCTAAAGACTTATTTAGAGGTTGGTTAAATGACGGTACAATAGATAAAATTATTCATGATGAATTTACTAAATATAGTGCTGGTCTTACATCTGCATTTGCATTATTTAAAGTTGCTGAAATGAAACAAATGAATGACTTTAAAGCAGAAGTGAAAGACTTAATTAAAGATATTGACCGTTTTGTTAATGGTTTTGAATTAAATGAGCTTGAACCAAAGTTTGTTATGGGCTTCGGTGGTATTCGTAACGCAGTAAACCAATCCATTAATATCGATAAAGAAACGAATCAAATGTACTCTACACAATCAGATTCACAAAACCCAGAAGGTTTTTGGATTAATAAATTAACGCCTAGCGGTGACTTAATTTCTAGTATGCGTATTGTACAGGGTGGTCATGGTACAACAATCGGATTAGAACGTCAATCCAATGGAGAAATGAAAATATGGTTACATCATGATGGTGTAGCAAAACTGTTACAAGTCGCATATAAAGATAATTATATTTTAGATTTAGAAGAGGCTAAAGGGTTAACAGATTATACACCACAGTCACTTTTAAACAAACACACGTTTACACCGTTAATTGATGAAGCAAATGACAAAATCATTTTAAGATTCGGTGACGGGACAATACAGGTGCGTTCAAGAGCTGACATAAAAAATCACATTGATAATGTGGAAAAAGAAATGACGATTGATAATTCAGAAAACAATGATAATCGTTGGATGCAAGGGATTGCTGTTGACGGTGATGATTTGTACTGGTTAAGTGGTAACAGTTCAGTTAATTCACACGTTCAAATTGGTAAATATTCATTAACAACAGGTCAAAAGATTTATGATTATCCGTTTAAATTATCATATCAAGACGGAATTAATTTCCCACGTGATAACTTTAAAGAGCCTGAGGGTATTTGTATTTATACTAATCCAAAAACAAAACGTAAATCGTTATTACTTGCTATGACAAATGGCGGTGGTGGAAAACGATTCAATAATTTATATGGTTTCTTCCAACTTGGAGAATATGAACACTTTGAAGCATTACGTGCGAGAGGTTCACAAAACTATAAATTAACAAAAGACGATGGACGTGCGTTATCAATTCCAGACCATATTGACGACTTAAATGACTTAACACAAGCAGGGTTCTATTATATTGACGGTGGTACAGCTAGTAAACTTAAAAATATGCCAATGAATGGTAGTAAAAAAATTATAGACGCTGGTTGTTTCATCAATGTATACCCTACGACACAAACATTAGGTACAGTACAAGAATTAACGCGTTTTTCTACTGGTCGAAAAATGGTTAAAATCATGCGTGGTATGACGCTCGATGTATTTACATTAAAATGGGATTATGGTTTATGGACAACAATCAAAACAGACGCACCATATCAAGAATATTTAGAAGCAAGTCAATATAATAACTGGATAGCTTACGTTACAAGCCCTGGTGAATATTATATTACTGGCAACCAAATGGAATTATTTAGAGACGCACCAGAAGAAATTAAAAAAGTGGGTGCGTGGTTACGTGTTTCAAGTGGTAATGCTGTTGGAGAAGTAAGACAAACGTTGGAGGCTAACGTTAAAGTGCATAAAGAATTCTTTAGTAATGTTAATGCTGTAACGAAACATCGTGAGTATGATTGGGTTAAGAAAGGATAATGTGCAATGAAATCACAACAACAAGCGAAAGATTGGATATATAAACATGAGGGTGTTGGCGTTGACTTTGATGGCGCATATGGTTTTCAATGTATGGACTTAGCAGTTGCTTATGTTTATTACATTACTGACGGTAAAGTTCGCATGTGGGGTAACGCAAAAGACGCTATTAATAATGACTTTAAAGGTTTAGCAACGGTTTATGAAAATACACCGAGCTTTAAACCTCAATTAGGTGACGTTGCTGTTTATACTAATTCTCAATATGGACATATTCAATGTGTTTTAAGTGGTAATTTAGATTATTATACATGCTTAGAGCAAAACTGGTTGAATGGCGGTTTTGACGGTTGGGAAAAAGCGACAATACGCACCCATTATTATGACGGTGTAACGCATTTTATTCGTCCAAAATTTTCAAATAGTGATAGTAAAGTATTAGAACAAAATATTCAAAAAACTAACAACTGGAAACAAAATCAATACGGCACATATTACAGAAATGAAAATGCAACATTTACATGTGGTTTTTTACCAATATTTGCACGTGTTGGTAGTCCTAAATTATCAGAACCTAACGGCTATTGGTTCCAACCGAATGGTTATACACCATATGACGAAGTTTGTTTATCAGACGGGTATGTATGGATTGGTTACAACTGGCAAGGTACACGTTATTATTTACCAGTAAGGCAATGGAATGGTAAAACAGGTAATAGTTACAGTGTTGGTATTCCGTGGGGGGTGTTCTCATAATGGGTATTTTAGGTTTTTTCTTTGAGTTTAGTTGGAAACGATATAAATAAGAGGTGTAAACGATGGCTGATAGAATCGTAAGAAGTTTAAGACGTGTCGAAGATATAGACCGTTTAGCAGATTTTTTAACAGAAGAAAATGACTTGATCAGTACATCAGACGGACATATTTATGTCCGTACTGATTCAAGTTATTATAAATTGACATTTTATAATGATTTAAAAACATTGATTGATAAATACAGTGGTCAAATAGATAAACATGATATTGCGATTAATGATAACAAAGAGAAAATATCAACATTTTTAGAGAAGATAAAAAAATTCCAACCAATGATTGATAGTAATAAAAAAGAGATTGATTCATTAAAAGAAAAAGACGTCATATTAAATGAAAGTTTAGAACAACATCAAACACAATTAAATGAATTTGAAAAATCAATGTTACAGTATGATGATAAATATGAAACACTTACACAATCGTTAAACGCTACTAAAGATAGTGTAGGACGTAACACAGATGAAATTAATTTTATTAAAGCAAATACTGGCGCAGAAAATATTGATACTAAAATTGCGCAATCCAAATCAGAAATTGAGCAAAATTTTGATAAAAAAATTAACAGTGCAAAATTACAATTTAATGATACAGGTTGGCAAGATGTGCAACTTGAAAGTGGTATTGTTGCAAGTGATAGCAACGGTGGTTATCCTGCACCGCAATATCGTATTGTAACAATTAATGGTTTTAAAACCATACAATTAAAAGGGGTATTAAAAGGGATTAAGAAAAACGGTGATATTAAATTAGGTACGATTAACGCAAAATTAAAATCAACACATCACTACACACAATGTGCGATTGATAATAAAATGATTAATACAAGATTATATTTAAACTTTAATAATGAATTACATTTTGTTACATCAAATTATAGCGATAGTGAGCTTTCAAATGGTGATATACGTTTTGCAATAGATACACAAATCATTGAATAAAAATGATATAATAGTCGTATAAATTATTTATACGACTATTTTTTATGGAGGTAAAAATGAGAAAATTAACAAATTTTAAATTTTTCTATAACACACCGTTTACAGATTATCAAAATACGATTCATTTTAATAGTAATAAAGAACGTGATGATTATTTTTTAAATGGCCGTCATTTTAAATCACTAGACTATTCCAAACAACCGTATAATTTTATACGTGATAGAATGGAAATCAATGTTGATATGCAGTGGCATGATGCACAAGGGATTAACTACATGACGTTTTTATCAGATTTTGAGGATAGACGATATTATGCGTTTGTTAATCAAATCGAATATGTGAATGATGTTGTGGTAAAAATATATTTTGTGATTGATACTATTATGACGTACACGCAAGGTAATGTATTAGAGCAACTCTCAAACGTTAATATTGAACGTCAACACTTATCAAAACGCACGTATAACTATATGTTACCAATGTTACGTAACAATGATGATGTGTTAAAAGTATCAAATAAAAACTATGTGTATAACCAAATGCAACAGTATTTGGAAAATTTAGTGTTATTCCAGTCAAGCGCTGATTTATCAAAGAAATTTGGTACGAAAAAAGAGCCAAACTTAGATACGTCTAAAGGTACGATATATGATAATATCACATCACCAGTCAACTTATACGTCATGGAATATGGTGACTTTATTAATTTTATGGATAAAATGAGTGCTTATCCATGGATTACACAAAACTTTCAAAAGGTTCAAATGTTACCTAAAGACTTTATTAATACAAAAGATTTAGAGGACGTTAAGACAAGTGAAAAAATTACTGGATTAAAGACGTTAAAACAAGGTGGAAAATCAAAAGAATGGAGTTTAAACAATTTATCATTAAGTTTCACAAAGCTTCAAGAAATGATGTTGTCTAAAAAAGATGAATTTAAGCATATGATACGTAATGAGTACATGACGATTGAATTTTATGATTGGAATGGGAATACGATGTTACTCGACGCTGGTAAAATTTCAGAAAAAACAGGTGTTAAGTTACGTACAAAATCAATCATTGGTTATCATAATGAAGTACGTGTATATCCAGTAGATTATAACAGTGCTGAAAACGATAGACCTATTCTCGCAAAAAATAAAGATATATTAATTGATACAGGTTCATTCTTAAATACAAATATAACATTTAATAGTTTTGCGCAAGTGCCTATATTAATTAATAACGGAATTTTAGGACAATCACAACAAGCCAATAGACAGCGAAATGCAGAAAGTCAATTAATCACAAGTCGTATAGATAATGTATTAAATGGTAGTGACCCAAAATCACGTTTTTATGACGCTGTAAGTGTAGCAAGTAATTTAAGTCCAACGGCTTTATTTGGTAAGTTTAATGAAGAATATAATTTCTACAAACAACAACAGGCAGAATATAAAGATTTAGCCTTACAACCACCCTCAGTGACAGAATCAGAAATGGGAAATGCATTCCAAATCGCAAATAGCATTAACGGTTTAACGATGAAGATTAGTGTACCGTCACCTAAAGAAATTACATTTTTACAAAAATATTATATGTTGTTTGGTTTTGAAGTAAATGACTATAATACATTTATTGAGCCAATTAACAGTATGACTATATGCAACTATTTAAAATGTACAGGTACGTATACAATACGTGACATTGACCCTATGTTAATGGAACAATTAAAAGCTATTTTGGAATCTGGTGTGAGATTTTGGCATAATGACGGTTCAGGTAATCCAATGTTACAGAACCCTTTAAATAATAAATTTAGAGTAGGTGTATAAAATGAATGAGGTAAAATTAAGATTTACGGACACAGAAGCATTTCACATGTTCATATATGCAGGTGATTTAAAGTTACTATATTTTTTATTTGTTTTGATGATTGTAGATGTTGTTACTGGTTTTTCTAAAGCAATTAAAAATAATAATCTATGGTCTAAAAAATCAATGAAAGGTTTTGCTAAAAAATTATTGATATTCTGTATTATCATTTTAGCTAACATCATTGACCAGATTTTACAATTAAAAGGTGGTTTACTCATGATTACGATTTTCTATTATATCGCAAATGAGGGACTATCTATTGTTGAAAATTGTGCTGAAATGGACGTATTAGTTCCTGAACAAATTAAAGATAAATTAAGAGTAATTAAAAACGATTCTGAAAAGAGTGATAATAATGAACGACCAAGAGAAGATAGATAAATTTACACATTCCTATATTAATGATGATTTTGGCTTAACGATAGACCAGTTAGTACCTAAAGTAAAAGGATATGGGCGCTTTAATGTATGGCTTGGTGGTAATGAAAGTAAAATCAGACAAGTATTAAAAGCAGTAAAAGAGATAGGTGTGTCACCTACTCTTTTTGCTGTATATGAAAAAAATGAGGGGTATAGTGCGGGTTTAGGTTGGTTAAATCATACGTCTGCACGTGGTGATTATTTAACAGACGCTAAATTTATAGCTAGAAAGTTAGTATCACAATCAAAACAAGCAGGACAGCCGTCTTGGTATGACGCAGGTAACATTGTTCATTTTGTACCTCAAGACGTGCAAAGAAAAGGTAATGCAGATTTTGCTAAAAATATGAAAGCAGGTACAATTGGACGTGCATATATTCCATTAACAGCTGCGGCTACTTGGGCGGCATATTATCCCCTAGGTTTGAAAGCGTCATATAATAAAGTACAAAACTATGGTAATCCTTTTTTAGACGGTGCGAATACTATTCTTGCGTGGGGTGGTAAATTAGACGGTAAAGGTGGTTCACCTAGTGATTCGTCTGACAGTGGTAGTAGTGGCGACAGTGGTAGTTCACTGCTCGCTTTAGCAAAACAAGCCATGCAAGAATTATTAAAAAAAGTACAAGACGCATTACAATGGGATGTACACAGCATTGGTAGTGATAAATTTTTTAGTAATGATTATTTTACATTACAAAAAACATTTAACAACACATATCATATTAAAATGACGATTGGGCTACTCGATTCATTAAAAAAACTGATTGATAGCGTGCAAGTAGATAGTGGGGGTAGTAGTTCAAACCCTACTGATGATGACGGAGACCATAAACCAATTAGTGGTAAGTCAGTCAAACCAAATGGTAAAAGTGGTCGCGTCATTGGTGGTAACTGGACGTATGCACAGTTACCAGAAAAATATAAAAAAGCAATTGGTGTACCTTTATTCAAAAAAGAATACTTGTACAAACCAGGTAACATATTTCCTCAAACAGGTAATGCAGGGCAGTGTACAGAATTAACATGGGCGTATATGTCACAACTACATGGAAAAAGACAACCGACAGACGACGGACAAATAACAAACGGTCAACGTGTTTGGTACGTATATAAAAAGTTAGGTGCAAAAACAACACATAATCCAACAGTAGGGTATGGTTTTTCAAGTAAACCACCATACTTACAAGCAACTGCATATGGTATTGGTCACACAGGTGTCGTTGTAGCAGTATTTGACGATGGTTCATTCTTAGTAGCTAACTATAATGTACCACCGTACGTTGCACCGTCACGCGTAGTATTATATACACTTATTAATGGTGTACCACATAATGCTGGTGATAATATTGTATTCTTCAGTGGTATTGCTTAATTAACTATGATATAATAAATACATGCTAGTAATGCTAGTAAATAAAATACAAAACATAATCAATTTTCGTACACATTTTTCATGTTATCTCAAAAGAAAAAGGCGACTGTTATTTTAACAGTCGCCTTTTTTTAATTCATCATGTTCACGTTTTAATATATGCAAATCAGATTTATTATGCACTGAACGTTCAACTGGAAATAAGTCGTTAAGTGAAAATGAACCAATGTCACTTTCAATATAAAGAATATCATCAAATTGACTATGATCAAAATTTTCTCTAGCGTCTTTTAAGATAAATTCACGTTTCATATTAAGTTCATCAGTAAAATATTCATCATATACATTACCGCATACAATTTCTGTTTTAGACGGATAAATCGATATCGTACCCTGTTCATTATAGATACTTTTATTGTTTTCTATAATCGCACCGTCAAAGAATTGTTCACGTACAAAGGTTTCAAAATCAACACTTGTATCAAAGGCGTTTTTCGGTATACCAGCAGAAGCAATTTTAATCTTTCCATTCACTTCATATGCATATTTTTTATGATTCAGTACAAACATCTTATCTATCTGTTCGTTTTCAATATCCCATTTACCTAAGGCTATCGGGTCGAATAAACTGGGGTTCAATAAGGGTTTAACAACGGATTTCATATACAAACTATCAGTATCGCAATAAATAAAATTGTCGTCAATTTCATTTTCAGTTAAGTATTGGAAAGGTACCAATAAGTTATATAATGAACGTGATGTGACAAATGTAGAGAATAATATATTACGTTCAGTGTTTTTGTAACCGTTAATGATATTATATAGTTCGTTGTTATCATCTAAACGGAATAAGTTAAAATGTGAACGTAATGCAGGTATGCCATATAATCCGTTAAGTACAACTTTAGACAACATAACCTCCTCATTTGAGTAAGGGTGTTCGTTGATGTCATCAGTAATTTTATAATCATATGGTGATGTCATTATAATCTTATTTTTTAATTTACCTTGTGTTTTTATAAAATAGTTTTCAAAAATAATATCACGAGCATGAAAGTATTCACATTCATATATAACAAACGAATTAACACGTATATGCGTGCAATCAATACCCGTAATGTCTTGAATCATTCTTAATGTATTTGTATTAATATTAACGTAATCGTTATCATTATTATAGTATTTTACAATCATTTGACGTAATACACGTGATTTGATTTTAGTCAATATATCATGATTAAATACATCTTTATCAATCTTATATAATGAAAAATAATTGTCATCATCTAAAAAAGTAGGTATTAACGTTGGTTCTGAATAGTGTTCGTAAAAGTATAACCATGTCGGAATTTTCTCATGATACATCACATAAGGATAACTCGAATTAATATCAATTGAAAAACAAGGGTCATCAATGAGTTTATTTATGTATTTAGTATTATACATATTTAAACCACCACGATAGAATGATTTGATATAGTCATAAAAATTCATATCATGGAAATGGTAATGTGTATATGATATTTTAATATCTTGATATTGATTTAATAATTGGAAACGCGTCATTTGATTATTTAAATACGATTCCATAATATTCAATGAAAATGTTAATTTGTTATAGTCAAAATTTGGGAATATATCACTATAGTGAATATGGCACATACCTAATATAATCACATCATTATGAATGTATGTAAGTTGTTCAGGTGTGAGTTTTGAAAAACATTTCGCTGCATAGTCGTATGCTTCACTATCATTCATATCGTTATCTTTATCAAATATCGTGTAATTAAAATCTGTTTTAAGTTGATCGTCTGTTAAATAACCACCGTCAAGCAACTTTTTACCTAATGTTGCTATTGATGTATTGGTTTTCATAAAGTTATCAATGATATTAAATTTAAAACCATTTAAAAACATCGTTAAATCTAAATTGATTGAAGATTTAACACGTTTTTCTAAAATCACATTTTGATTTTTTGCTAAAATAGTAGCCTCTTGAATTTTTAATGTGTGTTCATTTTCTTCTGCAGATTTCAAATATACATTTTCACGTGTGATATTATCAAAATAACGCATAGTGTCTTTAAGTAAAAAATGATTGTCGTACTTATTACAGTTATGTGCAATCATGATAATATCTGTTTTTGATTTCGTGATTGTATCACGACGGTTAACATACTTGTAAAAATCATCATAAAAGGCTTCAAAACTAGGGAATACTTCAACATCAATTTCGTAACCATTAAACCAACCAATCGCAACAGAATACGTTACGTTTTTATATAGCGTTGGTTTATTACGCCCGTTTATTTTATTGTATGATAATGTTTCAATATCCCAATACAATATCATTTTACGTTCATGTTTATGATATTGCATGCACTCAAGTAATCCCATAATCTTACACACCTTTTATAAACCGTATTGTTTCATTAAATACTTCTTTGTATTTTCAATATAGTTATCTTCGTATATTTTTTCTTTTCTTTCAAATTCGTTGATGTTTTTCTTCATTTCATTTTTTATATGAAATTTTATAATTTTATTCATATCTAAATATAAATATCTATCATTATCAACCACGTAATTTTTTGAGTAAGCATTGTCAAAATGCAAATTGCTTGGATTGTAGTAATATCGTTCCATGTTTTCTTTATAAAACATGTCTTCTCTTAAATAAATAACATTATCATCTATATCTTTGATTTTAGTACAAAACTCATATTGTTTTGTATAAGGTATAACAATAATATTAGCATTAAAAGTATCAACATTATACATAATTTTTATGTATTTTTCATCTGTTTTAATATAGAAAAAATCTCCATTTTGGTTGATATGATTTCTTAAATTATCATCTGCCAAATTATATTCGTTAAATTCAAATTCTCCCGTTGTCATAGCGTCATCATTAGAATTAAACGCACGTGTATTACGTTTTTCATTGACGTAATCGTTTCGTCTCATTTCTAAAAAAATGTTTTTGTAAAGTCGTGATGTATTCATTTTATGTTTTTGTAATAAATTGTATATATTTAAATTGGATAATATAGGACTTGAAAAGTTGACAGCATTACCTAGTAAAAACATTTTAGGAAAGCCAATATAATCAACATTACCATGATTACGGTCGATTGATTCATATATCGTTTTTAACTTATCCCACTCATCAATTAAATAGTCATCTTCAAGTGCTAAAAACTCATCATATATAATAATAGGATAGTGTTTTAAAAAGTTAGAATGATATTTTAAATCAGTAGCACTATTCAAATCTGTAATCACACCGATTTCCTTATCTTGATAGATGATAGCTAAATAATCTCTAGCACTTCTGAACGTGACACGCTTAGATTTGAATAGTGGGTTTTTATCTATGATTTCCTCAATAAAATCACGGTAAGCGTCACGTAATGTATAATGACGTGATAATAAAGTAAATTTTATATCAAGTTTAATAGCTAAATAAATAAAAAATGAAACATAGTTGAACGATTTTCCATCAGAGCGGTTTGAAATAGATATGTAATAGTCTATATCATCATTCATGAGTTCATCAACTAATTCTATTTGATTATAGTTATCTGGTATTTTTTTTCTGACATGATTGACAGCGTTTTGATAATCTCTTACCATGTCTAAACGATTTTGTTTTACCATGTTTTTGCTCCTTATAATAGTTTATGATGTCGTTTACAGTATTAAAATTAGTCTTCAAATGTAGCATAATATAAAAAGTTATACCTCACATCTTCATCATCAATAGTAGTCACTGGTCTGTCTGATTTACCAATTTCTTTGTATAAAGTGTCAATTTCTTTAATATATTTATACATAGAAGAATTATTATTTTTAGCTTGTAATTCATATAAAGCATATTTATGTTTTTTAGCGTTTTTATTATTAGATTCATCTTTACGGTTATATATTTCAAGTATATAGTTTAATTGTTCATGTCTTTTACCTCTTACCAATGATACAGCATTTACATATGACACGTTTCTTTCTTTTGGAAAATAGGGCAAATGTGCGAAATGTTTCCATGTGTCTATGTACGCCTCTTGTAAATCTTTATCATCAAATTTAAAATTAACAGTACTAAAATCATTTAAAAACAATTCTTTTTCCTGCTCTTTTCTTGCGTCTCTTTCTTTTTTCCATTTGTCCATTTCGGACGTATGTCTAACCATTGCTAACGACCTCCATATAACCCATATATAACCACTAAAAAGATAATGTAGAATATAATCAATGTAGTAAATAAAACACCAAATGACACACGTATATGCATTGTCATAAGTATTACAAGTGTAATTAAAAATGCTAAAAGGAAAACAATAATAATATCTAATAGGTTATTCATGGTCTATCAATTTCCCATTATCGTATATAACTTTGTTTTGGTATATAATAGTAATATCACTTTCTAATGGTTTTTCAAAACATTCTAATACTTCATCAATAGTACAATCCATAAAAACTTCTTTTTTATATAATGGGTTTAAATGTTCTCGATAAAAAACCTCAAGACAACTAAAACTATATGTACGAACATCAACGTCAATGTCTAAAGTAAATAAATCATTGTATTTTGTATCACTATCATAGTATTCAATAGAAATTTCACCGTATCTAACAAAAACAACACATTTTCCACTTAGTGATTCAAATTTTGTTATTTTATTCATAAAACAATCTCTATTATCTAAAATATAATTAATTAATTTTTTTATGTTTAATGTTGTTGTTATATTCATTTTTATATCTCCTTAATGTATTTTACACAAAGATTATATGCACCTTTTTTGTAAAAGTTTGCGTCAAAATAACTATATATTACCTTAACTTTATTTATTTTTTCGAATTGTTCAATTTCATGTTCATATGTTTCATTAATTGATACATTGTATAATAATACGGCAGTGTATATTTTTTCCATTGTTTAGCACCTCATAAAAATAGGGGATAAATATCCCCTATGAAATTGTATTAAAATGATACTTGACCAAAGTTGATTGAGTAACCTTTTTGACCTTTTTTATTTTCATATTCATAAATTGTGAATTGAACTTCACCAGCATTGATAATGTTAACAACGTCCTCGTCTTGACGCATGTCTTTAATTAATTCAGTTAAGTGATTCGGTAAGTTTACGTTATAGTCGTCAGTGACGATAACACCTTGTTCACCGAATTTTGATTCTTTGTTTGTGAATAATGCTCTAACGATATACTCTTTTTTCATACCGTATTTTTCTACTAATTCTGATAGTTTAATAAATTCTCTTTCTTTTTCCTCAAATTCAAATCTAGCTAATGTGTTTTGGTGTCTTGATAAAATATCTTTTACGTTTGTCATTTTTATTTCTCCTCTTATTTAAATTATTTGCTTTCTGGAATTGCAATTTTTATTAAATCATTGTAATAAACTTGAATTGTTTTAGTTGTGCGTGTAGTGGATAAAAGTTTGTGTGAATTAGGTAATAAATCTTTTGCTTGTGTTTTTGATAAATGATACTCATGAAGTGGTATAAATTCTTCAACATATTCATTTTTATCATCTAAATAGTGAAGAATATAACCTTTAATTCGTAATGTAACAATATCATCAGGTTTCATTATTATATCACTCCTTTCTAAAAAACGTAAACGTTATACGTTTCATAAAATCCTTTGTGCATATTCCATTGTTCTATTGGGTCATCACCAGCAATGTAAGATAAAATAGATTCTGGTTTAGTTTCGTTGTTTAGTTCATCATTTAAGAATTGAACAACAGAACTATTATAGTTAAGTAATAGTTGTTGACAAGCCGATACTAAGTTAATAGCATTGTCAAATGTATATGCTGGATTCCATTGAATCAACTTATTGAATAGTTGTAACATTTCAGTATATGCTTGTCCTTTTTCTGATGGTGCATTATCAACATTAATCATTTAACTCTCTCCTTAATTCATCAACAATTTTTTCTGGTGAATTATGGTCTAAGTGTTCAAATGAAGATTTTTCAATTACAAATAATTTTAAATCAAAAGTTGAACTATCGCCTATAATAATAGCTACATTACCATTTTTTAAAAAATATGCTTGTAAAGGTCTTACATTTTCCATTTTATTACCTCCTTGATTTGATTACATAAATAGTATAGCAAACGTTAAAAAGTTTTGTCAATAGTTTTTCTTAAAAAGTTTAAATAATTTAAAACCACTATTTAATAGAAGAAATTAGATTTTAAATAAAAATCATAATTTTGAATAAAAGTCAATAGATGTATATATTTAGTAATTAATGAATATGTAATAGGTTAGATAAATTGGTTAAGTAGACGCACAGTTTTTATAAGTTTAGTAAAGAAATGATAAGTTAATTTATAAGTTTAGTAAAGAAATGATAAGTTAATTTATAAGTTTTGATTTGTATAATCGTTTATTTTAAACGGTGGGGAGGTGTAAATTTACAATAACTTTTTCCCTATTATATTTATAAAAAAATATAAATTTATTATTATTTTTTTACTAAATTTATAAATTAATTTATCATTTTTTTACTAAACTTATAAAAACTGTGCGTCTACTTAACCAATTTATCTAACCTATTACATATTCATTAA